CAAATAACTACGCTATAATACTATTAAACGCCATAAAGAAAAGGCTAGAGTTTCCAGAACTTAAACAGTTGTGTATTGAAGAATACCAAGACTGGGAGCCGGATGCTTTTATCGTAGAAAAAAAATCGAATGGTGCAGCGCTTTACCAAGAATTTAGAAGAATGGGTATTCCAGTGGGTGAGTTCACTCCGGGGAAAGGCCAAGACAAAATAAGTCGGGTAAATGCAGTATCTGATTTGTTTAGCGGGGGTGTTGTATGGGCCCCTGATAGACGATGGGCACACGAGTTAATAGAAGAATGTAATGATTTCCCCGCTGGAGCCAACGATGACTTGGTGGATGCTACAACTTTAGCACTAGCTAGATTTAGACAAGGCGGATTTATAAGATTACCTTTAGACGAAGAAGAAGAGGTTCAAATGTTTAAGGGTCGTAAAAATAAGAGGTTATATGCGCTATGAAAAAAATTAAACAAATGTTAAAAACTATTCAAGACTATTTGTGTATGGTATGGTATACAATTACCCAAAAATTACAAAAAGTTGTTGACAAAATTAGGAGTAAATAATGAAGGGCGTTAAACATTACACTAAAGATGGAAAAGAACATAAGGGTTCATCTCATAAGATGAAAGATGGCACACTCCACACAAATAAAACTCACACCAAAACATCTAAAAAATTAGTACATTTTAAAGAGTTATCACAAGCAGCAAAAAAAAGAGCTAAGGGATAAAATTATGGTAGACGTAGATAAAGGACTATACGCAGCACCGGTAGGAATAGAGGAGCTAGCGGAAGAAGAGCAAGCAATTGAGATTGAAATAGAAGATCCTGAAAGTGTAACTATAGGCATTGGTGATACAGAAATAGTTATTGACCCTGATGCAATGGCAGAAGATGAGTTTAATGCTAACTTAGCTGAAGAACTATCAGACAAATATATGGCTGAACTCTCTTCAGACTTACTCGAAGATTTTACTAACGACCTTAACTCTAGAAAAGACTGGCTAGAAACTTATGTTGATGGCTTAGAACTATTAGGACTTAAGATAGAAGAAAGATCCGAACCGTGGGAAGGGGCATGTGCTGTATACCATCCACTCCTCTCCGAAGCACTTGTTAAATTCCAAGCGGAAACAATGATGGAAACCTTCCCGGCTGCAGGTCCAGTGAAGACTTCTATTATCGGCAAAGAAACACCAGAGTGTATGGAAGCTGCTGCACGAGTTCAAGAGAATATGAACTATCAACTCATGGATAAAATGCCAGAGTATCGACCTGAACATGAAAGAATGTTATGGGGTTTAGGATTAGCGGGCAATGCATTTAAGAAAGTTTATTATGACCCAGCCTTAGAAAGACAAGTATCTATATTTGTACCGGCTGAAGATATGGTTGTACCTTATGGCGCATCTAACTTAGAAACAGCAGAACGCGTAACTCATGTCATGCGCAAGACAGAACAAGAACTTCATACATTACAACATCTTGGTTTTTACCGAGACGTAGAGTTAGGAGAACCTAGCTACGACTTAGATGAAGTAGAGAAAAAGATAGCAGAACAAATGGGTTTTGATGCTACTAACGATGACCGATATAAAATATTAGAGATGAATGTTAACCTTGATTTAGAAGGTTACGAAGATGAAGATAAAGATGGCAAAACAGGAATAGCGCTGCCTTATATTGTAACAATTGATAAAGGCACTCAAGAGATATTAGCTATTAGACGTAATTGGAAACAGGAGGATAACCAACAAAAACGCCGTGAACACTTTGTTCATTACGGGTATATACCAGGATTTGGTTTTTATTGCTTCGGGCTAATTCATTTAATTGGAGGCTTTTCCAAATCAGGCACAATGCTATTAAGACAGTTAGTAGACGCAGGTACATTATCAAATCTCCCAGGTGGATTTAAAGCCAGAGGTTTACGCATTAAAGGCGACGACACTCCAATAGGCCCAGGTGAATTTAGAGATGTAGATGCTGCATCGGGCACTCTTAGAGATAATATAATGATGTTACCATATAAAGAGCCAAGTCAAGTGCTCGCAGGATTAATGGATAAGATCATTGACGAAGGTAGACGTTTTGCTTCTGCTGCAGATATGAAAGTATCTGATATGTCAGCTAACTCTCCAGTAGGCTCTACACTTGCAATACTAGAACGAACACTCAAAGTCATGTCAGCAGTTAATGCCCGTATCTATTACTCTATGAAGAAAGAGTTTGGGCTACTTAAAAATATCATTGCAGACTATACAGACCCTGATTATCAGTATGATCCCTCAACAGGAACACCCGGCGCTAAACAATCAGACTATGAAAAAGTCCAACTTATTCCTGTCGCTGATCCTAATGCGGCAACGATGGCACAGAAGGTTGTACAGTACCAAGCAGTTATGCAAATGGCTCAACAGAATCCTCAAATATATGACTTGCCTGAACTAAACAAACAGATGTTAGAAGTATTAGGAGTAAAAAATATTAACAAACTTATTCCTACGGAGGATGACGCTAAAACCGCAGATCCTGTAACTGAAAACATGAACATGATTAATAGTAAGCCAGTTAAAGCATTTTTATTTCAAGATCATAAAGCTCATATTGAAGTTCATAGAACATTTAGAGATGATCCGCTTGTACGTGAGATGGTAGGACAGAATCCAAAAGCGCCTCAAATGCAGGCAGCTATGGAAGCTCACATTGCGGAACACATAGCTTTCCAATACAGATTAGAAATTGAAAAACAACTCGGTGTACCACTTCCAGAAGAAGATGAAGCAATGCCAGAAAATATTCAGAACCAAGTAGCAAGACTTTCTGCAGGCGCAGCACAAAAACTACTACAACTGAATCAAGCTAATGCATCTCAGAAACAAGCACAAAAAATGCAAGAAGATCCGTTGATTCAAATGCAACAACAAGAGCTTCAAATCAAACAACAAGAGTCTCAAGCTAAGACACAAAAAATGCAGGCCGATACTCAACTTGATGCAGCTAGACTTGACTTAGAAAGAGAAAAATTATCAACTAATGTTCAACGAGATATGATTTTAGAAAAAGCTAGAATTGAATCTAATGAACAAATTGCAGGAGCTCAACTAGGAGCTAAAGCAGTAACAGACGACAAAGAAATAAAAGCAAAAGAATTACTTGAAGGAGCTAAGATGGGCGTTGATGTTGTCCAAAAAAATAAAGACATGGCACTTCGAGCACAAGAATCTAAGTTGCGTAATGCAGCTCAGGTAGATGTAACTAAACTTAAGGACGAAACTCAACTCAACAAAAAGGAATAAAAAATGGTTAAAGAAACGTTAATACTTCTAGCAACCCAGATAGAAGAAAGACGCAAAGAATTACTAGAAAGTATGGGCAGGGGGACTGATAAATTTGAAGCTTATTTAGCAGCAGTCGGCGAAATTAAGGGCTATATGATTATACAAGCCATGATTGCTGATGCGGTTAAAACGCATGAAGAAGGCGATGAAGATTTTGGTGCTAACCCAACGGATAGTGTGGTGAAAAAATGAATACAACCATTGCTACCCCAGACAAAAAAATAGTCTCTATATCTGGAGACCCAATCAAATCTAAAATTACTACAACCAAAGACGGTAAGAAAGTATCGGGTGAAGAAGCTATTTCAAAACTAGCGACTCAGCTACCTGATGTTAAAGGCTATCGACTTTTATGTATTGTTCCTGAAGCAGAGGAAACATATGAAGGGGGTATTGTAAAATCTGCTGAAGTTAAGAAGCTTGAAGAAGGCGCGACTGTTTGCTTGTTTGTTATGCAGTTAGGCGATTTAGCTTATCAAGACAAAGCTAGGTTCCCTGGAGGCCCATGGTGTAAAGAAGGAGACTTCGTTATAACACGTGCTTACGCAGGTACTAGAATCAAAATTCACGGAAAAGAATTCCGCATAATAAACGACGATACCGTAGAAGCAGTGGTCGATGACCCCCGTGGCTACGAACGCGCATAGGAGAATAGCATGGCTGAAATTATAAACGAGATACCTAACGACGAAGTTCAACCGATGGAAGGCGAAGAATTAGAGGTAGATTTAGAGGAAGGCAAAAAAGAAGTAGAAGCAGAAAGTAAAACTGAGAAATCTACAGCCGATGTTGAGCGAGTAGAACAAAAGCCCAATGTAGCTCCTGCGCAAGAAGAGCTGTTTGAGGTTGAGGAAGAGGATGACACGCCTAGAGCAGATAGAGGCAAAAAGCCACTTCCATATGGTATGGTCGAGACACTTGAAAACGATACTTTAGAAGATTATTCTGAACGCGTTAAACAAAGAATGTCTCAGCTTAAAAAAGTTTGGCATGATGAAAGACGAGCTAAAGAAGAAGCAGCTAGAGAACGAGAAGAAGCTGTTAGATACGCACAACAAATAACAGGAGAAAACCAACAACTTAGAACCACCTTAAGTTCTGGAGAAGAAGATTATTTAAGAACATTACAAGAAAAGTTTACTTCAGATCTAGCAGTAGCTAAACGAGATTATCGCGAAGCTTACGATTCTGGAGATACTGAAAAGATTGTCGAGGCTCAAGCAGCAATGAATGAGGCTCAATATAAAGTTTCTTCTGCCCAAAATATCAGACCGCAATATAAATATGATAGACAAGCAGATGAAAATAGTGTACAAAGGAACTTAGAAAGTTTACAACCGAAAGCACCAGCACCTGATTCTCGTGCCACAGAATGGCAAGAACAAAATCAGTGGTTTGGTAAAGATGAAGAAATGACTTCATTGGCTTTAGGAGTACACGAAAGATTAGTTAGAAGCGGAATAGATCCTTCTTCTACAGATTATTACCATCGTATTGATGAGACGATGCAAAAACGATTCCCTGAGAACTTTAAGGGAAACTCGTTGGAACCGGAAAAACCGAGCCAACGCAAACCTTCAAATGTAGTAGCACCGGCAACGCGTAGTACCGCGCCTAAAAAAGTACGCTTATCAAAAACTCAAGTTGCTTTTGCTAAAAAGCTTAAGTTAACTCCGGAGCAATACGCACGAGAAATTTTTAAATTGGAGAACGCAAATGGATAAGGCAACAGAAAGTAACACAATAAAAAGAACTGACCGAGAAATGGACAATAGAGAAAGTAGGGTTACAGAATGGAAGCCGGCAAGTTCGCTACCAGAATTTAACCAGAAAGCTGGATGGTCTTATAGATGGGTTAGGTGTTCTTTATTAAATGAGCCTGATAACATGAACGTATCTGCAAAAATGCGTGAAGGCTGGGAACCGGTGAAGCATTCGGAACACCCAGAGATTCAATTAGCGGCAGACCCTAATTCACAATACAAAGACGGTATTGAAATTGGTGGTGTGCTATTATGTAAAATTCCTAAAGAACTAATGGAGCAACGTCAAGCTTATGTTGATAAAGCAACAAGGCAACAGACTGAAGCAGTTGATGCGCAATACATGAATCAAAACGATCCACGTATGCCTAAGTTTGCTGAAGGTCAAGAGACGGGAAATACCGGAAAGTTTGGTAAGGGAAATAAATAGGAGAAACAATCATGGCAGCAACAGCAAGTCCTTATGGACTGAAAGCCGTAAATCATCTAGGAGGTACCCCATATGCGGGTTCTACTAGATTGTATCCGATTGCCTCTGCAACAGCTATTAACATTTACTACGGTTCAGTGGTTAATGTTTTAGGTACTGGCTTTTTAACTCCAAACTTAACAGTTGGAACAGCAGCAGCACCTTTTGTAGCAGGTACAGTAGGCGTATTTGTAGGATGTACATTTACAGATCCAAATTCGGGTAATGTAGTATTTAGACAGAACTATCCAACAGGTACAGTAGCAGCTGATATACAAGCTTATGTTGTAGACGACCCAGCAGTAATTTTCCAAGTGCAAGCAAATGGAGCAGTAACAGCAGCAGCCTTAGGCTCATGTTGTTCTATTCTAGCGCAGACCACTGCTACAGGAACTTTATCATCTGGTAATTCAACAACAGCAGTTAACTCTGCTACACTAAGTGTAAATCAAGATGCATTTAAAATTGTAGACTTTGTAGATTCACCTACATCTATAGTTGGCGACGCATTTACTGACTTACTTGTTAAATTTAACCCAGTAGCGCATGCTTATACAAGCGGCGTTGGTATCTAATTAAGGAGAATAAAACATGGCAATTTCAAGAGCCCAGCTCCTTAAGGAGCTATTACCAGGACTTAACGCGTTATTCGGTTTAGAATATGCACGTTATGGGGAAGAACATAAAGAGATTTACGAAACTGAATCTTCAGATCGTTCTTTCGAAGAAGAAACAAAACTAGCTGGCTTTGCAGCCGCACCTCTTAAATCTGAGGGAGCAGCTATTGCATATGATAATGCACAAGAAGCTTTTACAGCTAGATATAACCACGTAACAATTGCTTTAGGTTTCAGTTTAACTGAAGAAGCAGTTGAAGATAATCTATATGATAGTCTTTCAGCTCGCTATACTAAAGCTCTTGCTCGTTCAATGGCAAATACTAAGCAAGTTCGTGCAGCTAATGTTTTAAACAATGGCTTCAACGGTGCTTTCTTAGGTGGCGATAACGTATCATTATTTGGTACTAACGCTGCAGCAGCTGTTGTTAACCACCCTACGGTGGCAGGTGGTACAAACTCAAACAGACCAGCAGTTGGTGTGGATTTATCTGAGGCAGCACTAGAAGCCGCAGTTATTCAGATCGCAGCTTGGACTGATGAACGTGGTCTATTAATCGCGGCTAAACCTCGTAGATTAGTAATACCACCAGCACTACAATTTGTTGCAACTCGTTTATTAGATACTCAGCTTAGACCGAGTACTGCTGATAACGATATCAATGCAATGAGAACTAATGGATCCATTCCAGACGGTTATTCAGTAAATCACTTTTTAACTGATGCGAATGCGTTCTTCTTAACTACTGATGTACCTAACGGTATGAAGCATTTTGAAAGAACACCATTAACAACTTCAATGGACGGCGATTTTGACACAGGTAATGTTCGATACAAAGCCCGTGAACGTTATTCATTTGGTTGGTCTGATCCTCTAGGTATGTGGGGTTCACCGGGTTCTACTTAATTGTAAGTAGTACCGCTCTCTGGAAAACCCGGCTCCTCTCTGTCGGGTTTTCTTTTTTTTAGGAGTATAATTAAGGTATGCAATATTTAATCGACATGTTTGGAGTTAGCTTTGTATGTATCATTGCTTCCGTATTAGGGGGGTTCTGTAATTACAATGTTAAAAAAGTTAAAGGAAAAGCACCTCGTGGGGGGCATGTTAATTGGCTTGTAGAGCGTAAGCGAGCACGGATAGAAGTTATATTATCTGTATTTGTGGCGGCTATATCAGCTGAATTTTTTGTACCTCCTATTATTAATCAATTAGGTCTTCATATAACATTTTCTCCAGCGATAGCTTTCTTTATTGGCTATAGTGGTATGCGCTTAATACCTATGATAGAACGAAAAGTATCTCAAGCTCTTGATAAAC